CATACCGACTTGTAAGTTCATAGTCGAGTTCAAATTTAGACCCCTCCATGAACCAATCAAAAGTCCGTGCTGTACTCTTTTTTAATTGAGACATCTCAAGAGTACGAGCTTCGATAAATGTCTCATATCCTTTCGTAACTCGTTCTTGTTCACTTAAAGACTCTTCTTCAATTCGAGTTAATACAGAAAGAGCTGATGAACCCTCTGCATACGGATCTATTCCAGAAGCAGCGTATCCAGCAATAGCGGCAGCACGAACTTCTGCATCACGTTTTGCTATTTGTTCTGTCGTATACTGCGTGGCTTCTAAATATACTTCTTTTTCAAAAGCCAACTGCTCTTCCGCTAAAGTTATATCCCAAGCATGTTGTTCAGCTAACTGTTTTTCAGCTAACGCTGCGGATTCCGTAGCTTTTTGAGCTGCTAAGTCAGCGGCTTCTTCTCCGGCCTCTGCGGCTTCTTGCTGTCCTTTATAACTCATATATGACGATCCCGCTGCGAATAAACCTACTATAATTGCTGGAGCCACGTTAAACCTCCATAGTTAACTTGTAGTCAGTTAACTTAAAACCTAATCGTTCAGTTATTGGTAAATATGAATGATCTGCTTTCATAGTATGTAATATTATATTTACGTTACGATCTTTTAAAAACTGTATAGCTTGTTTTAAAAATTTATAACCGAGCCAACCTTTTCTATATTCTGGTAGTATATAATGTACATCATTTTCAGCAATTAAAGCATCCTTATAGTGATGATGAGTTGCTATAATAGACACATAATAACCTATTAACTTTTTATCATCTCTTGCAGTAACTATATGAAGTGCGTCCACATTTTCTATTTGTTGGTATCTATTCCAATCAGGATTGAGTGAAACTGAAAACTTAGTCAACTCTTCTGAATGAAGTTTGAGCATATCTTCAAGTTCTTTACCACGAATTTGTTCTAAAGTTTCTTCTTGAAAAGTAATCAATCTTTTACCCTCAGTTCATACATAATTGCCAGAATAGTTAATGGTACAGGATCATAAGAAGCTATGCGAACTTTACCTTGCGTGTCATACCCACCAGGGAACGCTTGTTCTTCAGTATCTCCGGTAAATAAAGGAATAGCTGAATCCATTTCTTCCGGTGGCCCGAAAGGATAAACATCTTCATTTCCGAGTACATCACCCATATAAAAGGTAAGCGATCTATATAAACGTAAAACCAGACTACTTATACGTTTTATTTTAGCTTGTGCTGTGCCAATAGGATTACCACCTTCTAAGGGTAGTGTTTCAATACTTGCGTTATAAGCGAGTCCAGCATGAGCTTTGTCTGCTGCCGTATCTAAAGTAATTTCGTTACCGGATACAGTTTTTGGTGCTTGAACCGCTCCATCAGCAAGAATTCTAACTTCTTCTCCTTCAAGATGATCTAACCCATCAAATGTAGTAAATCCACTTCCAGTTTTGGTTATACCGGAATCTACAAAAAAAGCATCTTCCAGATTATCTTCTAATGATAATCCTTCCGGTACTAAAAACTCTACATATTTTACAGGTAAACCACCGATAGTTCGTTCTATAACAGCCCAAAGTTCGTCTTTAGCTACGTCTGTTGCGCCATCAATACTTACTATACTTTGAACCTTAACATCCGTCCCACCTACTAAATGTCTGTGCCAACCAAATACTTTACTCTCTGGCTCATACGTCATAGCTATCAGTACTCCGTCAGTTCTGATAGCCCAAAAAATAGAACTCGGTTCATTAACATACGCAACATCAACAATACCGCTCTCAGTTATATGCTCGCTAATAATATTAATCGGCATGGCCATGTAAGAATTAGATTTGTAATCATATTGAAGTCTACGAACTACACGCAAACCTTTTTGTACAAATAAAATATCAGCACTTATTTGTACAACAGGTATAAAGGCATTGCCGTAATTAGTAATTTGCACTGGTCGTATATTAGATGGCGTCAATGCATCATTTAAACTATTAGATGCAAGTTTAAATTCTCCATTATGCGCCCCAAGTAATATAGCCGTATTCCCATCAACCGCCCATAATAATTTAGTGGCACTTTTAATTTTTACAGCTATTCCTTCGTCATCTAAACCTGTACCTAAATAAAGATTAAAATAATCCGCCGATCTACTACCCCATACTTGGTTAGATTCATTAAGGGTAGCCGCTAACCATAAACGCTGTTCAAAGAACCAGATTAAAGTTGGATAGTTTGTTGCAACCCACGCATCTGGTATATCGTTAATAGTTAATGTTGCCACATCACAAGTAAAGTCAATATCAGCAAGGTAGCCAATATCTACGGTTAGGGTGTCTCCGACAGTATACATAGCACCCCCCTCAGTTACGTTAATACTATCAACGGCGTTACTAACCATTACTACAGTGACTTCCGCACCTACTCCAGTATCTTCTTCGTCAGATATAAGTTTAACTTCCGTATATGTACCGTCTGGAATACCCATGTACCACGTCATTACTCTATTACTTGAACCACTAATCGCTACGGCAGCAAATAAAGATAACTCAGGACTCCAGCAAACAGAGAACCAATCATTATCCGCAGCCGATGTGCGGCTTGTCCATGTAATGCCATCAGGCGAAGTCATTACCCTATTGTCCGTACCACTATTTGCTACAGCACAGAATAAATCAAACTCTGGACTCCAGCAAACGGATCTCCAGAAGTTAGCGGCAGCCGCTGTTTGACCAGTCCATGTAGTACCATCAGGTGAAGTCATTACAAGATCACCTGGGCCGCTATTCGCTACAGCACAGAATAAAGTAAGCTCTGGACTCCAACAAACGGATGACCAAGTATTGGCGGCAGCGGCTGTACGACCCGTCCATGCAGAGCCATCAGGCGAAGTCATCACTCTACTACCTGCTCCAGTACTTGCTACAGCAACAAATAAGGTAAGCTCTGGACTCCAACAAACGGATGTCCAGCCACTATCCGCAGCTGATGTGCGGGTTGTCCACGTAAGGCCATCAGGTGAGGTCATTACTCTGGTATTCGTTCCCGTAACAGCTACCGCACAGAATAAAGTAAGATCAGGACTCCAGCAAACGGAGAACCAGTTATTATTAGAAGCCGGTGTGCGAAGTGTCCATGTGATGCCATCAGGGGAAGTCATTACCCTATTATCCGTACCACTATGCGATACTGCACAGAATAAATTAAGCTCCGGACTCCAGCAGACAGACTGCCAGTAATTATTAGCAGCCGGTATGCGAGCTGTCCATGTAACGCCATCAGGTGAGGTCATTACTTTATTATCATTAGCCACGGCAACAAATAGAGTAAGCTCTGGACTCCAACAAACAGAGTACCAGTACCTATCAGCAGCCGATGTACGGATTACCCACGCTTGTATTTCAGGTGTACTGAATAAAATGTTATCTACTGTAGCAACCCCACGATATGAAAAACTTATATTCTGAAGCGCCCAGTCATCGTGGTCTGTACGTATTAACTCAGCAGGTGGATGATCTTTATGAACAATAAATAATTTTTCTTCGTCTTGTGCAAAACGCAAATCTTGAACTTCGCTTTCAGTATAAGTGGTAACTTTCTCATAAGGTGACGCACCATCCATTACCGGAGCCTGATTTCTAAAGACCCGCAAGTAATTATGCCCAAACTCAAACACATATTGAAATTCATCTTTATAATTAAATTTTTGTAAGATAGTTATTTTAGTACTATCTTTTACTTCTGCAACATATCTAAATCCACCACGCTTAGTAACGCCACCATGTGGATAGACAAGAAAATTCTCACATTTACTAAGTCCAGCTTTATATAAATCTAATGATGTTCGCCCAAGTAAACGAGGGCTTATTTCACCGGCTGTAAACGCTTCTTGAATGGGATCTATTCTTGGCATTTAGTTTCTCCAGACTGCCACTGGTGGCAATCTAAAATCTTTCGTTTAACCATTCGTTAGCTTGTATCTCTTCCAGATCATCATAAATACTATCTGAAAATCTGGCGTCTGCAATCTTATCTTCAAACGCGATATCCATTTTATCAAATTTTCGTACGCTGTCACACAAAGGAATAGCAAGTTCACGAGCAAGTAATGCGGAAAATGTTTCACGAAAAGTTGTATCCATTTCATTCGGATCAGTTACTCTGTAGGTATATTCAATATCCAACTCATCTTCGTCACAAAGAATCTTATTTCCTTCAAGACGATATGTAACTGTGTCAGGATATATACTTCTAAAATGTAGGCAATCAGAGGGTAAAGTAAATTGGTGAGCGTACTGGTGGGAAGGAGTCGCAACGTCGGCTGCAATATTTTTACGTCTTGCTGCAAAAGTCCAACGGTATTTTCTTAATAAGTAATCACGCTTATCTTCAAATATAATCTGTAAAAGCCGACCAGCTTTAGTAGTAGCTGATACAGCAAGAATAGTTTTTTCACCTAAAGCTATTAACGCATTATTTACTATGTTTATATCGGAAGCCATTATAATCTCCTTTGATTAGCCCTTTAAGCTACCCTAAAACTTACAGCTTTAGGGTAGGAAAAAGGTTAATCAAGCACATAGGCAATAAACCCATCAATCGTATCATTTGCCAAAGGTTTTATATCGCAACTCATCGTAATTATTACCCCTTCCTGTGATTCAAAAAGGTAATTGCCCCCCTTTGCCACTAAAGTAACGGAACCTATCAGAAATGTTCCTACGGTATCAACGTCAAGAGCGTCGTCTAAACCAACAAGACTGGCATTAACAGCAACACCATCAAGACCAACATACGCTTTCCATCCAATGTCGATAAGCTGGCTGTCTGAGGCAAGATTAATATAGAGGTTACTCAAACGCCCAATCAATCTTACACGACCCGCCGGAAGTTTACATAACTCAATAACGTCCAGATTAGTTCCTTCCGCCACCTGTAAATAAGTTACCTTAGCAATACGAATTTTACCATGATGCTCTACAGGAGATAGCGCCACCTTAGGCACGGCAAGAATTTTCGTCATTTCATCTGAATAAAATGTTGTCATGACTCACCTCCTTAATCAAGCACGTAGGCAATAAACCCATCAATCGTATCGTTCTGCGCAGGAATCTCATCAACAGACATCGTAATTACTACACCTTCCCGTGATTCAAAGAGTTTATTACCTCCAACTGCTAACACCGCAGCCACCGTACCTACCAGAGTTGTTAATGCGGATTCGGCGTTAATATGACCGTCTAACCCATTAGGATCAGCCACAACAGCAACACCGTCAATACCAACATACGCTGCCCACCCTATGTCAATAAACTGACTGCCGGTAGTAAGATTGACATAAAGGCTACTCAAACGCCCAATCAATCTTACACGACCTGCTGGAAGTTTACACAACTGGATAATATCACCAGCATCTCCAGCAGCTACCTGTAAATAAGTCACCTTAGCATAACGAACTTTGCCATGATGAGCTACAGTAGCCAACGGCACTTTAGGTACGGCAAGAACTTTCGTCATTTCAGTAGAATAAAATGTTGTCATGACTCACCTCCTTAGGTTGGAACCTCATCAACATCTATTTGGATGACTTTGGTTTCTTCCATACGAGTTGCCCCGATAGTCATGCCGCACCAGACTTGTGTGAGATAGTTCTTATCTGCTCGTTCAGAAATCCTGGTGTGAATATCAGCACCAAGACCAAGAGCGATGCCGCTTCTTGCCCATGCAAAACATGAAGCAATCTCGGCAGCCTTAGTAATTCTTTGTGAACGAATGAAAGTAAATCCCATATACTCATTTACTTCCCCCTTAACCAACGCCTTCACCGTATTGTAATCAGAACTTGTAACCTGAGTTGTTGCAAGTAAATCCTCAAGTTGTTTACCCCGACAACAGATGAAAAGATCCTCATCCTCGTCTACATCGGCGGCCCAAAATATACCCTTTGCCTCAATGAGCTTAGCGACCGTAAGACCAGTATTACCCTCTGAAATCGACTGGGTAATACCAACCCCAACAGCACCAGTCTTACCTGTGTAAGCCGTTCCAAGAGCCGCTGCTATGATTACATCATCTATAGAGCGACCAAACGCATTTACAGCATTTACAGCATAGGGACTTGTGGGATCAATCAAAGTACGGACTAAATCCTCTTTATCGACAAAATCTGCCCACACATAATCGGCAAGAGAAACTCTACGTCTTAAATGTGGGGTATCGGTTTGAGGGGTGTCCATGTGCCGAGTCGTTTTAAGCTGTGCAGTTGTTGCAGCAATCTGATCAAAGAAAGCATTTTCACCGACAACAGTCTCATTACGAACGGCGTTACGAAGGCGAGAACCTTTCTGCTGGCTAAGCAAATCAATATTAGCTTTATATTGCTCGACCATTGCAGTGGTTATTTGTTGACTCATAATTAGTCCTCCTGTTAAAATTAGAAAACTTACCTTTGCCAAAGGGTAGTCTCCTAAGTTAAATCAGGAGGCCCAATTAATACATTTTGCAGGGGCTTGGGCCTAATCTGCAGATTGCCACTGGTGGCAATCTAAAATGCTGCTACGCCAGTTACAGTTTCCGGAACAGGTTTCGTACCATGTAACTGTTGAGTTAGAACAGCAACCTTTTGAACTATACTTTTATGTTCAGGATGCGTACCATCAAGATACGCTTTATGTGCCATAAGACTTGAAAGTTCGTCTTTCACCGAGGCTTTAGATTTGATAAGTGCGCCAGTAGATTTGTCTAATCCTAAATCCTCAGCCATCATATCTCCAACTTTAAACATGGCACGGACAAAAGCAGGATTTTTATTTATACCTGAAGTGTTTATCAACTCCATAAATTCAGAACCACCGATCTCTTGCATGGCTCGCTGCATCAAAACTTTTTTACCATCATACGCAGTACCGTATTCAGTTCGTAACTGAATCTCAGTATTAATATTATCCTGTTCTGCGAACCTCAGAGTTTCATTATACTTATCAGACGTTTCTTTCGTAAACTTAGTATACAAAGCTGTGGCCTGAGTATCGCTCAAACCCAACTCATGCGCTGTTTTCCGAAACCAAGAAGAATCTTTATCTAAAGATTCTTTAATTATAGGATTAATATCTTCTGCTGCCTGAAGTACATACAACTCATCAGTTTCTGGTCTACCGAGTTTGTTATACAATTCCATCCGTTCTTCATCTGTGACAGGCATCTTTATAACATCTGCGCCCACTAATTTCTTAGTATGCACAAATGATTTAGCCACGTTTACTGGCATTGGAATCATCTCTGATTCATCTTTAAAATCAATTAATGATGGTTCCGCTTTTAACTCCTCTGGTAACTTCGAATGCCAAGTTTCTGCTGCTGCTGCTGCTGCCGCTGCCGCTGCCGCTGCTGCTGCTGCTGCTGCTGCCGCTTCTCCTTCACCTCCACCACCACCACCTTTGTCTCCCTCTCCTTCTATACTGTGGAGGGGGCTTAGTCTTTTGAGAAACCAACTCATCCTAATCCTCCTTCGCCAGATCGACAATATCCTCTGGCTTTAGTTTTAATATAGTTAATATTCGTAACACTACGTTACGTTCTGCGGCCATCCTTGCTAACTCAATAGGATCTGAATCAAATCCAGCATCAAACACATGATGCGCCGCACACATATCTTTAAGCACTACTCTTGAGTGTAAGCCTTCAATGCTAAATACTTCCTGATATGCTCGGTATCTTTTTTTATTAAGTAAGTCTTGTACTTTATCTTTGATTGCCACTGGTGGCAGTCTCCTTTTTCTCTATCTCTGCTTGTGATATTACATGTATTATGTTAGTATTCGTATGTACAATAAGAGTACCATTTTTAATCTCAAGTTTATTAACCTTCTGCCCTATAGGTAAAGTTTTAATAAAAGTTGATTTAGGTCTTCGTTCTATCATTGTAACGTCCCAAAAGCTCCTTCTGGCATCATGCCAGCATCTTTTGCTGTAGATGCTGCTCTTGCCATAGCATCTGTACCTTGTCCAGAAGCTCTAAGATTTTCAGCTTCTTCTTTTTTCTTCTGTGCTTCTGCCCGGTCTCGTCTTGTCTTCTTAACATCATTCTTACTATTAAGAAATTTCTGACTAATGCTAAACATATCAAATACACCACGAGACATTTCATCAGTATTAAACACATCCAGTATCTCAGGATTCATTTTAATCAGAGGTTCAAGAACACTGAAAGCTCTCATAAGACCATTGGCTTCCACTTGTTCCTGCGCTCTTGCGATAGGTGATGTATATACAATTTTGATGGGTTGCTGCATTAATATTTCCGGCATAGGTGGAAATTTACCAGCTCTCTCAAGCAGTCCATAAACTCTCTTTATAAGTGGCCCAAGAAACTCGGTTTGAATACGACCTAACAATGGCCCCATTAATCGTAATTTTTCTTCCGTTCGTTGCATAACTTCGGTGGCGGTCATTTGTGGGCCAGTATGTAACTGTAATTGATCTACGTAAAAGGCTTCACGAATACGCTTGTGCAACGACTCCATATATTCTAATCCTATTCCAGGATTTCCAGTAGGTAGAATGTCTATATCTGTTTTCATGTTAACTCTACCTTTACGATAGAAATTAAGCCCACCTGGGATTGTTCGTAAAGGTCTTAAAAATCCAGTATCAGGAAGCATTAAAGCTGGATCAACAGTCTTTTGAGCTGCACGAATTGTAACTTGTGCCACCTTCTGACACATCTTATTATCTGGTAGCGCAGTTGAACCCGGCCCCCGACCATATGTTTCAAAAGATTCTTTATAAAATCTTGCTGCCATAAACGGAAGTTCATCATACCCACCCTCATGCATAATGTGTTTTTCTTTCTTCTCAATATAAATAGATGCATAAAGTTTTTCGATAGAACTATGGGACAGCATATCGTGAGTTTCACGTGGTAATACAATATGAAAACATTCAATCTTTGTATCGAGTTTATTATCCTCAACAAACTTTTTAGTTGTGGGTGATAGATTATCTTTTCCAAACTTCTTCACAAGCTGTTCGACTGTTCGGTTATATTTTCTATATAAGGTATCTACGAAACCGTATTGATTTTCTATAAAGTAACATTCATATAGTGGAAGAGATAAAAAAGATAATGAGTCTTGTTCAAGTATTTCTTCTACAAACATACAAAGATTACCAAACGCCCCATAAGACAGGTATGATTCATGAGCAGCAGTAGAAAATCCA